AAAGTAAACTCATGAGTCCTGGCCATGAATCAACAATGTTGATAGAGCCGTCGGTGACGTCCCCGATTGCAATTAGCGCATCTACACTAAATTGTTTGGTTGTGCTGTCGAAATAAATTGTCCGTTTCATATAAGTGCCTCCAATAGTACTTAACGCGGCCAATAACACATTTAGACCTGCTCATGTACTAACAAGCACTTCAGTAGTATAAACCGCTAGTACTAACTTTGATGCAGTATGCACAAAAATTTAGTACTGCGTTGATTGTAACAATTTTTACAACAATTGTCTACAAACATTTACAATTTTGGACAGTATTATTGTTATTTTTACAACAATCAGCGCACAAATGCTTGAAAGTAGTAGGTAGTGGGTTGTGTCAAGTATTCGCGAACAATGGCAACTCCGCCCTGAGGTTGCCATCCGTCTGCTAGCAATTCAGCCACACGACGATGGAACTCATTGTATGTGGCATTGATGACACAATATTCGCGGACCATTCTATTACTTTTCAATCCTTACACACCGCATTTTAACAGTGCCACTCTTGTTTTCTGCGTCATTTTGAAACGCCGCAATAGCAGACTCGCATTTTTCACGTGTGCCAAATTTCAGTGTTGGAATGACTGCGTTATTCAAGTGTACATTGAAGGCAATAGCTATCCAGACTGTGTTCATTCTTCAACTCCGAAATGTTGTTTTACATCTTTGCGGGAAGGCCAAGGTTCGTCATCAAAAGTAGCATTAAGAATGTAGTCATACACTTCTTCTACAATCAACTCGGCAAACTTTTCCAAGTCCATGTTAGATGTATCCAGGTCCACATTATCGGACAGCATAAACTGTCCATCAGACAATTCAATGTATCCTTTTTCTAGGGTAGCACCAGCCTGCACAGCAAGTTTTCGAATTCGTTCGTTCATACCAATTCTCCTGTAGCATCGTTGACACAGCCTAGGTAGACTGCCTTCAGTGCCTCGCCTTTTTGTTCAGCACGACCATTGCGAATCTCAACCCAGTTCAGTGCATTGAAGTGCGATTCAAACTCTTTTTCAAGAACAACCTTGCTCAGGTTAGGCTCGCCGAGTTCTACGGGGTGGACTTGGACGATGTGCGAGTATTTGGTCATATCAAGCTCCTTAGATGTAAAAAGGGGTGTTGAAACCGCAAGCATCGTAAACCGATTCACGAACCGCTGTGTCAGTTGCTTCGCCAAAATCTTCAGGAAAACGTTCGGCTAAACTGCCAAGCTCATTGTAAACTTGCGGCCAATTCAACTTGAGAATCCTGGCAGTTCGCACAATGGCATCTACTGCATCATTGCCAGCTTCAGTGAACATAGCATAGTCACGCATGATGTTTCCTTTTAAAGAGTGTTAAGGGCAGGTTGCAATTCTGCAATCAATTCACGTTCGCGAGCATGAGCCGCTGTCTTGCCACGCACCACTTCCAGCAAGTAAGGAGTAAAGCCTTCACGGCCATATGTACGAAGTGCTTCGCACAAGTTCCAGTTCTTGCTTTCTGTGTTAGCACGGCTCAAATGACGGTTAAAACGTCCACGCACAGAACCCAATGCAGTGCCATCAACTACAGTGATACCAATATAGCTTTCACCGGTTACTTCGCAAAACAGTTCGTAGATTGCATGGTTACGATCTGTACGGCGCTTGCGTTGTGTAGTTGGCTTTTTGCTGTTCATGTATGTATTATACGGCGATCTGGACCAGAAGTCAACCGGTTTTAAGCATTTTGAGCCAGATTTTTGGGCTATTTTTGTATACTTTTGTTGTACTTTTACAACAAATCAATATCTACTGGTAATAATCAACTCGATAATTAAGCTAATTTAGGGTTTAATATCATTATTTAAATATTAAAAGTTAATCGCTTTAATAAACGATCAGATTCACCGGGTGCTAAACTAACTTCAGTGCGTTTATGTACCGAATTCCAATTATCATAAACAATTAAATCGCCATCATCCCAAGTATGAGAATATACAGTATTACTTTTGCTTTCGCATAATCGATAAACAGATTCAATAAATGCACCAGAATCTTTAAGAGGACGATGGCCATTTTCTACATGATGAATCCAAGCCACTTGATTTTTGCCAGGTGTTGTGTAGCAGTTAACTCTAGGACTAAATTTTCCAGACTTGGGATTGGCTTTTAAAAATGGATATCTAATTAAATTAGTGCCAGGTTTGTACATATCCTGTTGGACAACATAATAATCTTTAAATTGATCACGTTCTTCTTGTGTAAATTGTGCCCAAGCCGCTTCCAAGTTTAACCATGCGGTTTCTCCACTGCGATTCACTGCGCCGCGCACCATGTACAAAGCTCGTGCTGGATAGCTATTCTCACCTACGTGTGCCATATCAGCGTGATACTTCATATCACGAGCGCCCCACATATTATTGGTTTGAAAATAGCTTACCGGAGTAGTGTCGCGATGTTTGATAGTGGTGTCAGTGGGAGTACGTTTATAATCTTCTCGAGTCCACACACGACCAAATCGTTCACCAATGGAATGATATTCAGCGTCAGTTAGATTCGGCCCTAGACCTTTTAATACAAGTAGTCCACGTTCAACCAAAATACGTTGTAGTGTGGCTTTATCCTCAGCAAGAAGCTGATCCAGCGTAACACTGTATTCTGTGCCCCACTCGGGGAAAATGTTTTTACCGTCCATAACCTGCACGGAATGCTTCATTATCACGACGTCGCTGTTCTTCGTAGTAGCGTTGACGAGCACCACGTTCGCATGCACTGCGTTCATTGTGCGTGGGATATCGAGTACAGGTGTCATTGACAATGATCACTTGTTCATGCGTGACAACTGGGGCTTCTCGAACTACTACTGTTCTGGGATGTGCCATTGCATTACCAATAACCATACCAGCAGTTCCTGCTACAATAGCAGTTCCAGTTCGTGTGGCACATCCGCTCAATGCAACCAGTGCCAATACTGCAATTAAAAGTTTAATCCTCATCATATTCCTCAGTTTCAAGTTCAATTCGTAAATCACCGTAAATGGTCAATAACTCAGCATTACTTATGTTATTCCAATTTGTGTCCAATTCCTCGCCTAACTCTGCGGCCAAACGATGACACTCTTTAATAACCATATCACGCATTATCGACGCATCCTTGCAATATCTTCTGCGTCTTCATTCCTAAATACAGGTACTGCGTTTGACTTATGAAGTTGTCCAATGCCAATCATTTTGTCACCAGTATACATTGGAATTGGTTTTAGTGTAGCATTACCGCCGCCACTGTCGCGACTGGGAATACGAGCCTGTTCCGCACCACGATGAGTTGGCTTGGGGGCAACATACGCTTCAGCCTTCATGGCACGAGTACGCTTTTTATCTTCTGCTTCGACACCCCAACGCTTCTGAAGCTCTCGCCATTCAGCATCTAGCTCGCGGGCCTTTCTAGCTTGCTCTGCACTTGCAAACTTTTTCTTACCTTTACGCTTGCCCATGGTAGAAAGCCATGGACCTTCCAGATGCATAGTCATTGTGGACCTTTTAAGTTGTACTAATACCTGTATTATAGCATCGTTTTCTTGCCCTGTCAACCAATACTTTAGTACGCAAAATTGCCGCTTACTTTATACGGCGCTGAATTTATTAAGGCTCAGCAGTGAAATTTCGCCGGCAATTTACGTTTGCTAGACGGACGCTTGCCCGGGGGCTAACCGTTACGACAACGGCCCTAAGGTGGGTTCTGTTAGTTCCAAATTACCATTTTGAAACGTTCTTTAACTATACCAAAGTATTTACACTTCCAATCTGATTGTGCAAAGAAATCAAGGTCAAACCATTCACTTTTGCGCTTTAGTAATTGTTTGGCGGCATCGGCCCAGTCAGTGTTCAACAACTTGGGTTCTACTTGTGACTTGACACGCTGTATTTCATCGTAGTCAAAGCTGTCCCATTCCCAGTGTAATAGTTCAAATGCATTGCCTGCACGGTCCACATAGTCCATAGAGAAGTCTAGTCCCCACTTTGGACGCATGGCAATTATTTTATGTAATAGGGGCAAGGCAGGTGCCCAATGCTGTAGTTGCTTTAATGCGGCACCTGAATAACCTTTGCGTTCAAACAACAAGCTGTGATTTAATACAGGCCCTTCAATGATGTGTTCAGGTTGCGCAAACCAAGGCTTCTTGAGTGCAACAATGTGACTTCGGTGACGTGCAAAGTCTGTGTCATTACTGCTGGCGTAGTGTTGTTCAATGCGAGTTAGATCATAACCGTTTTGATCAAACAATTCAACATCTTCGGCTGTGGGCAAAAATGTTAGCTTGGCAATAGGTTGGCACCAATGACCGTTGGAGTCAAATTGACTGGTGCAGTGCTTTAGCATTTTATACTTGGCTATAGGGATTTTTAGGTGTATCGTATCCGTCATCTTCGGGGTAGACTGGGTACTGATTGGGATTTGATTCAGGCTCTTTTAAAGGCTCGTGTAGGTCGTTATCATTCATGGGGCTTTTCTCCCGTTAGTGTTGGTCGACTAAACCATAACTTAAACCAAGCGTCGGTACCGGGCTTCACATTGTGATCTGCTTGATACCGGCCCAAATTAGGCAACTGCGGATTAGGTGCAGGAACAGGTTGTGCAACTGTAGTATAAACTCCTGCGGCTTTTAAATCGGCAGGATTAACATACGCATCAGGAACCCCAGGATTGTTTCCTTTGGGGTTAAACATGTCAGCAGTTACACGATACTGTTTCATAGTGTATCTTCACCACCTTCGGCGTAATCTATTAGGTCTTCTACTAGGC